TTGTTTCTTAATTTGTAATTTTTGATTAAGTTCTGTTATGAATTTAACAGTATAGCTATGTAGATATACAATAGCAAGAGCCAAAATACCGTAAGATATATCGACCAATGTGGAGGATTGTGTAAAAAGTGTATTGCCACTATAATACATAAGAATCCCAATGAAAATAATACCAAAGTAACCATGTTTCCACCTCGTTAAAAATATCGCAATAATGCCAAGTACTAACCATGCAAGTATCTCAGCTCCGTCTGCCCAGTCTGGTCGTTGTATATTCACACCATTTGCAAGTGTACCTATTACTGCAGCCTGAACATCTTGTGGCCATAGACCACCAATAGCAGTTGGTAAAGGATTAGCTAAACCAGCTGCTGTTACTCCAACAATAACTATACCACCATCAAAGTCTTTTGGTAAATCTACTGCTGAAAATGATTTTGATTTTTGACTATAATCTATCCATACTCGACCTAACGCATCAGTTGATAATTGACCAACCGCAGGTATCCTCATCTTTTCTATACCACCTTCAAACAATTTAACTTGTACCGTAGAATCACCTACTGCAACTCTTAATGTTTCGAGTGCTAAGCTTGGATAGATCTTTTCATTATATGTTATAACTAATGGAATTCTTCGATTGACACCATCAATTTCAGATAGCATATTAGTAATACCAATACCGGCTGCAGCATTTTCTAATTCAGGTATATTTGCTATAATGCCTGGATATTGGATAATCATATCAGAAAACTGTGCATTAATAACTGCAGAACCTGGTGCTTTTGGATTGTTTTTAGTTACTTCGGAAGGAGCATTTGATAGAACAACATTACCATATTTGTTAAGTGTTTCGGCTAGTTTAGCATCACCACCCTGTCGGTCTGCTTCAGGCATTAGAATATTAAATACAACTAATCCAGCATTTCTTTGATATAAGTCATCTATAATCTTTGCATAGATATCACGTTTAAATGGGAATTGACCATACTTATCTAATGTTGCTTCATCAATATTGACAGTATAGATATTATTTTCTGTAGGAGTTTTGCCTGCAATTAAAGTATCAAAGTACCTTAATCTCATTGACTCAACGAATGTTGGATCAAGCATTCTTATGTATAAGATAAAGCCTAAAGTAATTAAGGCTAACCAAGGACTGAGTAGTATCTTCTTCATATTTTATTTATTTATTGTTGAGTTAGTGTTGTAGAACATCCACCTGAGGTATAGCATGTTTGTTCTAAAGAAAATGATTGACTAGTGCTACCTAATTGATTTAAATTTAAAGTTGAAGGCGCTGAACCATAAGTTAGATCAATAGTTGCTTGATGTCCACCTGTACCATCTTGTGTTAAGTTAACAGTATGACCATCTCCTGTCAATTTAATATCAGCAAACTTAGTAGAACCTACTGCATTAGAAGTATTCTGTTGTAGTAAATCAACAACATTACTATTTCCTGTAATATCTATAAATGCTGTTTCAGAAAGAGTTGAACGCTGAATCATTGTAACATCATTTAAATCGCCTGTAATATTAATCTCACCAAATTGACCACCAGCATTTGTTTCACCACGCTGATTGGTTGCTATAGTATTTGAATTCCCATCTATGTCAATTCTTAATATGTTATCACCACTAGCACTTGAATCAGGTGTACCTGCATCAAATCTATCTTGGAATAATGTTAAGTTATTTGAATCGCCATCTACCATGAGTTCAATTAAATTAATACCTGTTGTAGTAGGAGCGCCTTGTCTTATATCGTAGATATTATTATTACCCCACATCTTGGCCTTCTGTTGACCAATTCCTCTAATTTGGTTATCATTGCTGTCCTGTAGTATGGTTATTGAATTCCCACTACCTACCTGATCTATATAGATGCCATTGTCAAAATAACTATCTCGGCGTGTTTGTGCTGATGATCTAATTGTAGCTTGTGTTGATGTTGGCCCAAGACTAGTTCCTGTTGTGGTGGATGTAGTTGGTCCTGTAAGAGAATAATATGTTGATGAAATTAAATTTATTGAACCGCCATAATTCCAATAAAGATAGATACTAGCCCCACCTCCATTTTCATACCACCAAGTGTCTATATCATAATATCCAGCACTGGCAAAATATTTTGAACCTGATCCATTATAATATGATCGCCCTTGTTCTTGCCAATCATTAATAACAACACTACTATCAATCTTCATATACATACCATCATCACCGCTATAATAGAAATTATATGTTCCTGCAGAAGGTATATAAATTTTACCATAGAAATGGATTATGACTCTTTCATTATAACCTGAATCTAACACATATCCACTTCCCCAATCTAATGCTAAACTTGATACTGTTCCTGAACTCAATACTGTTGGATAAGTTAAACTTCCACCATTGCCTGGAAAACTTGGCGTAGCTCCAGTACCTTGATAAGTATCATAATACAAATCAGCATATGCTAGATTACATATAAACATTAGTAAAAATAGGTATCTCATTTCTGATTAGTTTCTATAATTGTTGTGCCGGTATCATTCACTCGGTTTGTAATCGATACAGAGCCTTGACTCTGCGTTATGGTTGAATTCTGCGTTGTAGGTGTCCTTACGCAACTCACATCACTGGGTCCTGTTTCCATACACAGGGTAACACCAATGCCATCTGTGGTTGCTCTAACAGGTCCTTCAGGATCATAGTCTGGTAGCAGTTCATTACCTGACCCAATGGCTAACACTCTCTTCTGTTGTTTAATCAACTGTATGTTGATCAAGTCTAGGATGTTCTGTAGGAAGTCTCTTTCCAATAGATTGACATCTAGATCTGCGTGTAGGGTAAATGAGGAATCCTCTTCAAGTTCATTGGCTAATTGTTCAACCTCAAGTGGATTGATGTCTAATATGTTTCTTGGATCATTATTAACTGTCTGTTCTTCTCTTAATTCTTTTGGTTTAGATAAGATAAGTAAATTTGATATTTGATTTTCGGTTAAGTCTAATTTAACCGGAGGAGTAGGTGGTTTCTCATAGTAAGTAGCAACTGTTGCTGAAAATGCTTCTGTTAGTGTTACTGTACCAGCACCTGTTTCTACATCAATAACACCAACTGTACATTCTTCTATCTTCTTATAGCCTACAGGACAACTAGGTAAAAGAATAATAGTGCTATCACCAAGTTCACCAACGGTAGCAGTAAAATCTGTACCACGTACAGAAACTGTGGCTGTTGGAGTTTGTATTTTAACTTTGCTAGGATCGTTTTTTGCGATTTGTCCGCTTGCATATCTTGCTGTTCCTGATGCTACTTTAATTGCTAACTTACCGGCATCTTTTTGATTAGGATCATATACAAATTCATCAATGACAAGTTTAGAATTCTCTGTCATTTGTACTGTAGTATCATCAATAAATGTAATACCCAGTTTGCCCTCACCTGTTTTAAGTGAGTCATTCATTTCGACGCCAGTGCCTTTAACACCGTCTATAATTTTCTTTTGACGTTCAATTGTTGCTGGATCGTGCTGTTGATTTGTAATTTTACCAACAGCACCCAACAATGTTGTACTAATCAGAAGTAGTAATAGACCAAATGTTATTAGAACCCACCGATGTAATGTCAATAGTTGTATCAATTGCGCCACTCTGTGATGTTGTAAATGAGTTACTTGAACCAGTAACATCCAATGTTATACCATGACCGCTAGTTCCACCTACACCAGATTGTGTAAGACTAAATGTATTTGATGCTCCAACAGAAGTTACATCAACTAAACCTGAATCACTTGTTAGGTTTGTAGTTAATGTATTACCACCACCTCCACTGATTGCAGCATTAACGGAAACATCATCTGCATTAATTGTAACGTTAAAGTCATTATAACTACCACCGGTTGCTGTTGCTACCACTGAATTATTTGAACCGAGTATATCAGCAAATAAATCATTATAGCTTCCAGTTTGTGTTACATCAAATACTAAGTTAGCCAATGTGCCTTGACCGTCAGCATTAAAATCTAACGATGCAACTGAATTTGAACCAGTAATAAAATATGTTAAGTTAACACCAACACCAGATAATACTGTAGATTGAATGCCTAACTTTAATACATTACTACCACCTATTTGATCAATATCTATTGTTTGACTATCACCAGACAGTGTAGCATAATCTGTTGACGTAGAACCTGAGGTTACATCATAGATTTGATTACCACCACCATCTTGAGTAATATTAATATTAGAACTATCACCTGCTTGATCAATATAGATCGAGTTATCTGCAGCAAACAAAGTAGGAGTCAACAATAGCATCATAAGTTTTACTATGTTTTTCATTACTCTTCCTTATAATCCCAAACGTTTTTGCGTTTGCCTTCTTTAATTAACTCAACTACCGCTGAATCAATCGCGGCTTTAACTGCAAGAGTTGCTGGTTCGTTGAGAGTTAAACCAGACTCAAATTCAAAAACTTGTGTACCTGAATCATAAAATTTTAATATTGCTAAACTATCAGCTGTTGAATACACTGTTTTCTTTATAGTTACTGAACATAATACCTCACCGGTATTAACACTTATTGCTCTCAAACTTACTGTAATAATATCTTCACTGTATTGTGTTTGTGGACCAATACCTAACATTCGATATGCTGCACCACCTTCTTTAGTTGCTGAATCATAACCTACAATCCCGCCTTCTACTAATAAACCTGCAAACTTCATAGGCATTAATGGTTTAGCATTAGATCCTTCATATGCTTCTCTCATTTGTTTAATGATTTGTCTTTCTTTAAGTAGATTATCTAATCCTACTCTTTCAACAATATCAAACCACTGAGATTTGCCTACATCTTGTAATGACTTAATTAATAATGCTTCTGCTCCTTGTGTTACCGCAGTACTAAAACTTGTTGTGCCAGGAGGAGCAGGTCTTCTTTGTCCTGTTTTATCTGCAAAACTATATACTGCAACCGCAACTTTTCCTTTCTTAGGAGCAGGTACAGTATCAAAATCTTTTTCTAAGTTTTCTCTAACAACCATTGCTGGTTCATATTCACCCTTCATAGCCTGATTTGTTGCACAACCAGATGCCATTATTGCAAATAATAGTATTATCAGCGTTCTCATTAGAATGTAAAATCTCCGAGAGGTATGGCTAATGAAGTTGTTGTACCAGTTAAATCTGTCACTTGAAGATTAATAGATGTAGAGTCTTTATTCCAATAGATAATATTGCCTTCAAAGTTTAATGTACCACTTGAAGGAGCAGATCCATCATCAGCAAACATTGCTGTTGCTAAGTCTTGAGAGATTTGAGCATAGATACGCGATTCTAAGTTATTAAGAAACTTATTTAAGTTTGTATCTTCTCCCTCACGTTTAGCTTTATCTAATTCTGCTTCAATCTTATCTTTTATTTCTTGACGACGAGTATGTTCTAAGTTTTCAATTGTGAGAACATGAGCAGAATACCCATTACCATTAAAGGATGGGCTTTTAAATGTAAAATCTAGAGGTTCAGCATAAACGCTGCATGAAAGAATACTAAGTATCAGTATCTTTTTCTTGATCGTGAACATCTTTTTTTTCTTTCTCCCGTAAAGATAAAATAACATTCACTTTTTGATTGAGTCTAATAAGATCATTATCTAGCATTCGAATACGATCTATTAGTTCAATTAAAACTTTATTTGATTCACTTATAACTGGGTCAATTTCTTCTGTAACCCATTTCCAGATATAGAATACAAAATATCCTAATCCGCCTGCGGCAACAATTGGAAACCCATATTTACCTATTAAATCTGCAATTGCATCCATTAATCTCTCCGAGCATCGCTTTGTTCTGCTCGAGCGATTCTATCTAAATCTGGTGGTATACCTAAAGCGTGACTAACTTTAGTATCAATACGTATAACATCATGATTCATTGCTGCAACTCTTTTATCAAGTGCTTTGATGATTCCTGACATTCCTTTAACAGAACCGGTTACTCCTTCAAGGATAAACCTTACTGTTAAAAATACAAAGTATCCTGCAGCGCATGCTCCTGCAATAGGAAACCCAACATCAGCAATTAATTGAAATATCTCTCCCATATTACTATTTATAATAAATCTTTGCTCTTATAGGCCTTTTGACCGTCAGAAAAGATTTCTAATGAATCGCTTTTTGGAGGAGGTGGAGGTATAATATCCTCAGTATCTAACCACTTTCTTTGTATTTTAGGTCTTAATGATTTAGGTTTTTTAACTGAAACTTCCTTCACCACTTCTTTTGGTGCTTCAGCTTGAGGCTTTTTTACAGGAGGTTCTTTCTTTGGTCCTCTTAGTATAACCTTTTGTATTGGTCCTAGTGTAGGTACAATTGGTGTATTATGTTTTAATGACCAGTTTGCAGCAATTAACATTAATACAGCTAATGGATCAAACACGATAACGATTAATATAATCATACCACGTACAGCTTTTTCTAATAGTGATTGATCTAATTCATCACCATAGATTAATGCAGCAATATACTTAATTGGACCAACTTCTGCTTCTAGTTCTCTTAAGTCTTTACTTAACGGTGCTTTTTGTTTTTGTAATTCAATAATCTTATCTTGGGATTCATTGATACGCTTAGTTAAAGCAGAACGATCTTTTGCTTGTGATCTTCTAATACTTAAAGCACGTTCAGCAACATCTTCTTTATAAGTATTATTGTTCTTATCTTTAAGTTCACGTCCTTCTGATTCCATCTTACGATTAACAACTTCATCCATTTGTTTGATTAATGATTTACTATTGGCAATTGTTTCTCTTTCAATAGTAATTTGTTCATCAATAAACGAAACTTGTTCAGCATAATCGCCTGTTGGTACAGCTTGATCTAAGTGAGCCTTTGATAAGAACCCAAAGATACCCATTGATGTAATAACCATAAGAATTATTACAGCAAATGATAGATAAGATTTTAATAAGAATGGAGCTTCTTTCCAGTTTCTATAAACCCAGGAGGCAACGACAAGCTTTGCTGCTTCTAGAACTCCGCCCATAACAATGATAGGTACTACAGCTGCCGCAAATATAGCAGCTAACCCCATTAATGAATAATAAGCTGCAATAACTGATAGCGTTAATGCAGTTACAAACATAAGGATAATCATTATAGATCTCCTTCCTCTATTTTTAAATGTTTTGAATGAATCTTTGCGCCGACAAATTCATTATAATATTCATCTTTGAGTAAGACATGATTAACCATTTGGTGGTATAATTCCCAATAGGAACATTCACCTTTAGTCTTACAGAGGTGTAGTATTTCTCTCTTATAATTGTCGAAGCCCTTATCTTCAACAAGCAATTGTACTTCTTTGCTTGATCCATAATAAGTTCTCCAATCAGACTCTACTCGAGTCCGTACCCTTCTTTTACGAGTTTTGTTTACAGGTAAGATCTTTGGTTTCCAAAAAAACTTTTTACCGATATATTTCTTACCAGTATCCAGTTCTGTTATTTGGTAAACAAATCCTTGATACTCTTCAGGAGTATCATCAAAGGGTTGATCATTATATAACCACATTATTCATCATAGTCATCATCCTCAAATATGTCACCGCCACAAACAGGGCAGTACACAATATCTTCTGAGGTGACATCATTTGTTTTCACAGTAATTTTACCATGTGATTCGCAATGCTCACAAACAAAATGTCTGATAGCCATATATTTCCTTTATTAATCTATTATTTATTAAGCGTGAGCTTGACCCCAGACATCTTCCCATGAACCTTTTAATGCACCTTTAGCATAATCAGTAACTCTATTTTCAAAGAAGTTACCATGCACAGGAGCATTAATCATTTCTTCTACCCATGGTAAAGGATTCTTTTTAACTTTAAAGATACCTTTCATACCAAGAGAGATAAGACGTCTGTCTGCGATATAACGAATGTATTTCTTGACATCAATTGAATTAAGATCTCTCATATCACCTTGAGAGAAAGCAAGATCGATAAACTTATCTTCAAGTTCAACCATCTTTTCTGCAATTGAATAGATTTTTGATTTAAGAGAATCATTCCAGATCTCTTTATTTTCTTCAATATAAGTTCTAAATAACTTAATCATTGATTCTGCGTGCATAGTTTCATCAACAATAGACCATGTAACAATTTGGCCCATGCCTTTCATCATACCATGACGAGGAAAGTTAAGAAGCATAATAAAAGAAGAAAATAACTGCATACCTTCAGTGAACGCCGAAAAGACTGCAATGTGAGCTGCTGTAGATTCTTTTGTACCATTTTTTGAGCTGAGTTCGGTAACATAATCGTGTTTATCCTTCATTTCTTCATATTCATTAAATTCATTATATGTTGACTCAGGCATACCGAGTGTTTCAATTAGGTGTGAATAAGCTGCAATGTGTAATGCTTCTCTTGCAGCAAAACCCATTAGCATCATTCTTATTTCTGGTTGTGGAAAATAAGGCAAGTAATTATTAACATAACCGCCAGCAACATCAATATCTCCTTGTGTAAAGAATCTAAAAATGTTTGTTAAGAATTGTTTTTCTTCTGCTGTTAATTTCTTTTTCCAATCTTTTACATCTTCTGCCATTGGTACTTCTGAATGTAACCAATGTGCTTGTTCATGTTTCAACCATGCATCATATGCCCATGGATAGTTGAAAGGTTTAAAGAACGTTCTTTCGTCCATTAAGTTTAATTTTTCTGCCATTTATTTTTCCTCTGTCTCGATATTAATATAACCTTCTGCTTCGTATATATCTTTTAAATATACTTTTTTACCATTTATTTTAATATATGATTGATCTTTTTTAGCTCTCCTTCTTTCAATAAACTTAAGAAGGAGTTCTTTCAATATTTTTCTTTTCATTCTAACCCTCGCACGCTAAACAAGTATCACCTTCAGTCATTTGTTGGAAATCAATTTCTTTAATAACATCACGTTCAATACGTCGTGCTACTTTATCTGCTTTAGCAATTTTATCAGAACGACAATAGTACATAGTTTTAAGTTTTTGTTTCCATGCTAAGAAGTGTACAGCATGAATATAACGAATGTCAGTATCAGGTCTAAAGAATACATTTACGCTTTGAGCTTGATCAATAAATTCTTGACGGTCTGCAGCATGCTGTATAACCCATCGTTGATCGATCTCCATAGCAGTTTTAAATACATCTTTTTCCCAATCATCAAGTTCAGAGAGGTGTTGGACACTGCCATCATTAGCAATAATAGATGACCATAACTCATCATATTTATCTGGATCTTTAACCTTATCACGGATTAATTTATCCAAATACTGATTCTTATGCATATGAGAACCAGATAATGTGTCTTGTCTGTAAGCATTAGCTCTAAATGGTTCAATACTTGGTGAAGTATTACCCATAATAATAGAACTAGATGCGTTAGGAGCAATAGACATTACATGAGAAAATCTTACTCCGGCTTCTTTCCCATCGGGGCATGGACCACGCTCTTCAGCCAAGTGTTTATTTGCTGAATCCAAACGACGGCGAATAGTCGAGAATATTTCTTTGTTGAGGCCGGTAGCCATTGCTGACTCCCATGGGATATTTTTTCGCTGCAATAAAGCGTGCCAGCCAAGAGCACCAATGCCAATGCTCCGCTCCATAGTAGCAGAATATTTAGCACGACTAATGGTATCAGGAGCATTATCAATAAAATATTGTAACACATTATCAAGCATTTCTGCAACATCTTTGAGAAACATTTTGTTATTTTTCCAATCATCATAATACTCCAAGTTAATAGAAGACAGACAGCATACCGCAGTTCTTTTTTCATTAGTCGGCAGAATGATTTCAGAACATAAGTTTGATTGATGGATTTTTAGGCCCTTGTCTTTCAACCATTGCGGCATGCGTCTGTTTGACTCGTCAATAAAGTGTAAATATGGTTCACCTGTTTGCATACGCATTTCTAAGATACGTTGCCATAATTCTTTTGCTGATACCACTTCAGCGACTTCGCCTGAATGTGGATCTTTTAATTCCCATGAATCATCAAAGTCGGTGTCTTTCATAGAGTTCTCTATGATTTCCATGAATGCATCAGGAATATTAATACCATGGTGTAAGTTTAAACATCTCATGTTTTGGTCACCAGTTGGTCTTCTCATTTCCAAAAACATTAAGATATCTGGATGTGATATATCTAGATATGCAGCGTATGAACCTCTACGTGTTTTACCTTGACGATACGCAAGACTGGATGCATCGTACATCTTGAGATGTGGCATAACACCGGTTGATTTATCATCCGCCGACCTGATGCCGAACCCAATACCAACACCGCCACCAAGCATAGATAACCAATTAGTTTCTGATAAGTTTTCAACTAGCCCTTCCGCTGTATCATCGATAAAATTTAAAAAACATGATATAGGTAAACCTCGTTTAGATCGACCAAATGATAAGATTGGTGTTGAATAACTTAACCAATGCTTACTTGAATATTCATATAACCTTTGCGCATGTTCTGGATTTGATCCAAACATATTTGATACATAGGCAAACCTTTGTTGAGGACTTTCCTCACCATCCATCATGTATGATTCTTTTAGTCTTGTAAGACCAAGAGTATCAAACAGAGAATCACGAGAATAGTCAACCTTGATGCCATTAACTACATCTTCCATACCGACTCCATCTTCTTTTATTTGTATTGTTTTTCTGCGACCAATTGTCTAAGAGAGCTAGTTGAGAACTGATGATCTCTCTTATTAAAATGTAATTGGATACCACGTTTTTTACATATATCTTTGCCCGTAAAGTCTTTGTCACGATACTCATCACCCAAGATACGAACATCAATATGAAACATCTCCAATATATCTTCTAGATCCTTCTCCGTCAAGTAAACTATTATTTCATCAACATATTTAACTGCTGATAGTTGTACATAGCGTTCAACGATAGTTTGTGCAGGAGAATTCTTTTCCTTACGATCTAATGATGGGTCTATTTGAAGACCTGCTATTAGATAATCACAATGCTCTTTGGCTTCCCTTAACATAGCTATATGCCCTGAATGGAGCAGATCAAATGTAGAACAAGTAAAGCCAACTTTCATAGTATTTTTCATATTTATATATATTATATATCAGTTTTCAATTAAAGTACAATAAATCTTTTTGCTGTTGCTAATGAAGACGAGATAGCCATATGCATATCAATGTACACATACATACCGCATCTACCAATAAACTCCATATTATTAGGTGTCATATCTCTATATAATTTATATATATCTCTATTCTTACCTTCTAAATCTTTTACAGGATAATATCTTTCCATATTATTATCTTTATAGTCACATGGTTCTTCATATGTTAAAGTAGTCATCTCTTCATTTTCGCCATGCTCAGGAAAGTTTTTCCATTCAGTCATACGTGTATATGGACCAGAATGAGTAAAGTTTACACATGGTACTGGTTGTATCTTTGGTGATGGTACAGATGTTGTATGAAATTTAATAGATCGATATGGTAATTCACCATGACAATAATCAAAGTATTGATCAATTGGCATACTATTAAATACAAAGTCATAGTTTTCATTCATTGACTTGTCATATTCAAAATCAACTTCAACATTAATATTGTCATGATCAAATATATTTTCAAATATTGATGTATAACCATGCTTTGGCATCATTTGAAATTCATCATTAGGAAAATACAATTCATTCATATCATCTCTAATAGGAACCCGCTGTAAGATAGCTGGATCTAGTTCTTCAATATCTTTATCCCACATCTTTTTAGTATATGGTCGAATGAATGTGTCAATAACATTTTCTTCACCAACAATTTCTTTTGTTTCTTTATTAACCGGTAATGTTACATATCTACCATCTTTTAAGATAGCTTTAACTTTATGGAAATATGGTACCCATTCACCAAAGCAAGAAACCCAATCAACAACAGTTTTATTATTTGTATGAAAGATATGTGGTCCATATTTGTGTACTCGTATACCATGTTCATTTGTATAATCATAACAGTTACCACCAATATGATCACGTTTATCAATCACATGAATAGTATGACCAGCTTCTGCTAATTCACGAGCAATAACTGCGCCAGAAAATCCTGCACCAACGATTAATATGTTAGACATGCATTTAACTCCGCTTTTTGTGTATCTTTATCTAATGGATGTAAATTATATAATGCATCACGTTGATCTTTTGCTAACTGTTCTAATTCACTATTA